GTACCTGGAGGATCTTCACCTAATGGAACATTAGTTTCTGCTAGTAACTTTTGTTCTTCTTGTAATATTTTATTAGTTTCTTTTATGTCCTCAACAAGTTTATAAAGACCCTTAATATCCGATCTTACATGTTTAAGATCTTCATCGTAATACTTAACTTCAGGAAGTTCTGATATTTCTCCCTTTAGTTCATTAAAATACTTAAGAAGTAATTCGTCAGTTTTTACACTAGTATAATTAATCTCCTTAAGTTCTTTTTTAATATTTTGCTTAAGAGTATTATATTCACCAAGAACTTGTTTCTTTAACTTTTTATCATCATCTTTAAACTCTTTATGATATTCCCATATCTTAAGAGAGGATGATCTAAGTTCTTTCCAAATCTTATCTTTCTCCTCATCAATTCTAACATTGACTTTTTCTCCAAGGTTAGTAACTTCTGCATCAACTTTTACTGAGTTTTCAAAATACTTCTTATCAATATCCTCAGATAATTCATTTAAATTGAAGTCAACTTTTGTTTGAAGTCCATCAATAGTATCATTAACCTTTGTAAAATCATCATCGATTACACTAAATGTTTTTCCAATCCAAGAAAAATCTGGAACTTCATTTACTTCATTTACCCACTTGGGAAACTTAGGAATTTGTTCCTTTACAGCATCTATTGCTTCGCAAATTGCCTCAATCTCTTTATCATAATATTTGACTTCTGGAAGATTTGTTATTTCTGTTTGAAGAGTATCAATTCTATCTTCAATTAAAGTAACCTGTTCGTCATAATATTTGACTTCAGGTAAGTCTTGAATATTTTCTTTTACAAGATCTATCTCACCACAAATTGCTTCAATATCAGAATCATATGATTTGACTTCTGGTATTTCTGATCTTACTTGATCTACAATTTCACAAAGTTTTTCTAACTCTGCATCATAATATTTTACTTCTGGAATATCTGGTATATCTTTTCTTACGTCATTAATGAGACGTACAATTTCTGTTAGATCTGTTGCCTGCTCTACTTCTTCTTCAACAGTTTCTACAACTTCTTCTTTTTCAATATACTCTTCAACAGAAGGGAGTTCCTCTGCATTCTCTTCTGTTATAAAATCTTCGACTGATGGTAGATCACTAATGATCTTATCATCAATAGAAGGCAATTCTTCTTTAGACATTCTATTAGTAACTTTTTTACTTCGGGATTTCTCTCCCAAATTTATTTATCTTCTTCCTTAAGTCCATCCTTTAACATCTTTGCTAGATCTGCAGTTGATCCAACAAATAATGCATTGTTTACAGTTGATGGTCCCTTTGCTTGCTTTTCTTCCTCAACATCTTTTAGTTTTTTCTGAAGATCCATCAATTTATCAGTAGCATCAGCCACGTTTTTAATTAACTGACCAGCAACTTCATATGCTCTAGGCATTTCACTTTCTTGTGCAAGTTCAAGAATACCATTAATTGCTTCTTGCCCCTTTTCAATTATAGAATATAAATTACCTCTTGTATAATCATAATCTTTTTTTACATCATCAACAGCATTTTTAATTTTTTCAACTTTTTTTTCTATAACTTCTGGATGAAGAAGATCATCATCAGTGTTAAAGGTTTCGTTTAGTCCGTCAAATTTTTTTGTCATAGATGCCATCAGATACCACCACTAAATCCAAAGTCATCTCCAACCTCAATCAAAGCATCATCTGCAGCATCGATTTTATGAATAGATGCTCCACCTAAATGAGTTGTAATGGTGCTTCCATCCTGACCACGATTGACTGTAATTTTATTCTCACTAATCGATTTGATGAACATCTCCTCTCCATCAATATCAATGTAAGTTCCTTTAGTTAACGTAGAACCATTTGCAACCTCAAATGTCTTCGCAGATATGGTTATGTCTGTACTAAGAGTAGTTGCCGCATCTCCTGTGTAATTTTTGATTGCTCTTGGAGTTGAGGAATAAGAAACTTCTCTTGTTGTATTTGAAGTATCTGTTCCAGTAAGATAACTGACAGTAGCCTTTTTGATGATATCCTTGGTTGCAGAAGATGCAGGACCAAATAGATATGTTTTTGCAGTAAATCTAAATGTATAAAGAAGAACTCTTCTAGAAGTGAAATCTCCTTCATAATCGTCTTGCATGGTAATATTTTCTAAGACGACAGGAATATCTCTTTTCTCTTTAATCGATTCAACCAACTCAACTGATAAATTATATGCTGGTTGAAAATATGGTAAAATTTGTTCTACAATTTGAAGGGCATCATCATTTAACTTTGTCATAACAGACAGTTCAAACTGCATGTTATATGGAACTGGCATATATGATTTCTTAGTCTCACGCCCATCATTTGGGTCTTTTACAATAAATGTCTGAGTTGTAGATACTTTTCTTGATGGATCATAAGTTAATCCAGTAAACTCAAAAGCCATCCTCGGCAAAGTAATTGCAAAGGGTTTATTGAGGTCTGGAGACTGCTCTAGTCTTGCTAAAAACTTCTGGGTAGGTCCATATGCCAAAGGAACTTTTACAACGCTTACAACGTTATCTGAAGAGTCTTCATGCTTAATGCTAATATTGTTAAAGAGTGTGCCAAAAGATATGATGGTCCTCCTCAATATTTCGTTGTAAAAATATTCAAACATGTTAAAACCTACAATATCTTTATCTTAAGATATCTATATTTAGGGCATCCCGAATGGGTTCTGCTCACTAAAGTCAAGTATCTTGTCTGCCTCTGTCTCAATATTAATATTGTCAGCAAATCCATCATCTGCTGGTTGAACATCAATTATACGTAATTCATACGATGCTCCAGAAGTTGCACCTACTAAAGTTTCCCCTCTAGTAAACTCTCCTGCAACTGTTCCAACTATAAGTGTATTAGATGATGCATCCCATGTTCTAACTCTTGCTGTAGTTCCACTAGAAGAACCAGTAATAATTTCATTAAACGCAAATGTACCAGAACCACTACTCTCAGCACCAGCAACAACAATGGTTGGTGCTACAGAATATCCAAGACCAGCATTTGTAATATAGATGTTAGTTATAGTTCCAGCAGCACTAACTATGGCAGTTGCAGCAGCAGAAACTGTAGCGACTCCTGTTTTAAATATTTGATTTGTAAAACTAATTGTTGGATTATCTACATATCCAGAACCACCTGCTGTTACTGTTACAATACCTACAACACCATCTCCAATTGTGGTTGTAGCAGCTGCTCCAACTCCATTTCCTCCTCCAGAAAATTTTACTCCGGGTGCTACAGTATATCCTGCACCTGAATTGGCAATATTAACTGCCTGAACTGATTGCAATCTTGGATTTGCATTGAGGTTACAGACGTTAATACCACCAATCATGGTGGCAATACCAATTGCTGTTGTACCACCCGCTGGAGCGGACGTGACGCCCACTGTAGGGACGCTATTGTACCCACCACCCCTATTAGATATGGTGAACAATCTAACACCACCATCGAAGATAGCAGCAGTTGCTGTAGCAGTTACTCCAGAACCAACCAAAGTAAGTGTTTGTGTGGGACCTTGGATAGTATTAATACCATCATCTGTTTGTCCATCATAGTCTTCACCGATTAAGTTATTATCAACTTCTTCAATTCCAGTTGCAATAACTTCATCCTCCAACTGGAAGAGTTCGCAATATAATTCATAGACATAAAGATCTTGTAGTTGATAATATGGTTTTGCATATTCAACATCTTTAATTTCATAAATTCTATCATCAAGTGGAAACCAAATAAGATCTCCAGACTTGGGTCTCGTTGATAACTTTATATTTGCCTGATCTTGAATTAATGGAGTTATATAATTCTCAAATCTTCTCTTGAAATTATAAGTCTTACTTCATCTTTAGATTCAATACCAAATTTTGATAGTAAATTTCCTGCTCCAGAATACTGATCATAATTATCAATATATGCTTCAAGAGGAAGTGCTATATCAAACTTTGACTGAACTATTTCTCTAATAACAGAATTTTCTGATAAGTATTTTCTGGGTAGATAAAAAATATCTACTCCATAAGTTCTTAGCTGCTCATTTATTAAATCCTGAACAAGATTTTGCTCAGATGATGTCCCTTGAGTAAAAAATGGATTTAATACCATAACATCAACCTATCATATCAAGAGGTGGAAGTTCATATGTATTTGACATCTGCTCTCTAATTATTTCCAAATCTTTCTCAGCATCATCATATATTTGTCTTCCATTTAATTCAATTCCCCCAGGAAGTTTAACTCCTTGGAATTTGATTAGATTTTG